CTTCAAGTAATTGTATATTATAGCATCCCAAGTACGAACTTGGAAGAATACATCATTATAATTTATTTTAGCATCATATGCCATAGTAAGACAAAGTTCAATTAACTTCATCTTATCCTCAAGTTGGTCTACAAGTTCAACGTCCTTTATATTATATTCAATAAACTTCTGCCAGTTTCCTGTATAGAAATCCTTAAAGGTATCAAACTCACTATGGTCTAATTTCTTCTGACCAAGTTCAACAAAAGCAATATGATCTAACCTATAAGACTCTTGTGCCTTATAAGTAAACTTTCTGTATAGATCAAGATAATCAATCACAGATATACCAGCCATCTCACAAGCAATCTGTTTACGACCATGTAATGTAAGATCCCTCTTACGGACATAACCCCAAGGAGAAAGTTTACGGACAGTCTTCTCACCCATCAATCGTTCAATACGACCAACAATATAAGGTATATCATACAACTCACAGTTCCATCCAGTTACAACTTCTGGTGGATTGGATTGCCAATACTCCAGAAATCTATCAATCAGATTATACTCATCATGACACTGAACATACTTTACATCCTTACGAGTATTATTAAATGGTCGTGAGGCAAAACATATAATCTGCTTTGTTGTATAGTCCTGTAATGTGATTGCAAGTAATTCCTCTGCACAATTAAAGACATCAGGGAAACCACTCTCTGCAGCAACCTCGATGTCAATTGTGACTAAATTAATTTTACTTATATCAAACTTGATCTCTTCCTCTGGATACTTCTCAGAAATATACTGACAAATATAACGATCATTTCCATATACATTAAATCCCTGTACACCCGAATACTTCTCATTGAATTCCTTACAATCAGATATTTTACCTGGTTTGATTGGTTCTACACTCTGACCATCTAAAGTTTTATACTTTGATTCTTTCTTAGAAGGAACATAAAGAGTGGGATAAAATGTTTCCTTCGTAGTAAAATGGCGGCCATTCTCATATCCACGGACAAGAATTTCATTAAACCGTTGATGGACATTGGTGTAGAATCTCATTGAATAATGTTTACGTAATCATCAAGTAATTGTTGGTTGGGATCAACCAGTGTCAAAATTTTATCTGAACTCATAAACATTTCTGTATTATCAGTCAGACTGGACATCCACTTAGTAAGTTTACCATCCTTGTCAATAACACATGGATTGATTAACTTGCAATCAGGTTGACCAATATCTGCTAGTACCTCATCAATCTGTGATACCAACCTCAGATTATTCGTTAAGTACAGTACCTGAACTGGAAGTTCCTTCTCCTCCGCTTCCTGCTCCGCTGGCTCCAACATCTGATCCGTTGGCAGATCCGTCTGAATCATCAGATCGTCTTCCATTCATTCTCTCCGTATAAGATTTAGTAATGCTATCTAGTGGATCAGTAATACAAACTACCCAATCCTTATTTACAATAATATCACTATCCTTAGATAATGACATCCACTTATAGTATACCACATCATGCTTTGGAGCATCATTAGCTTCAATTAAAACTTGAGAAGTCTTAATCTTTATACTATAAGGATCTTTAAAAACATAAGAAACTAATTCATCACCTTCAGAAGAACGAAGTTCCTTGATGTCAGCAATGACCTCCTCACCAGATTTTAATAGTGCAAGTTGTACGCTCATGGTTTATTTTAACCTCCCAATATTATATCAATAAAAAAGAGGGGTGTCAACTGGATTGTGCCAGTTACCCCTCTGGTTGCGACGAACGATATTCGCCTTTATTTATAGGTACTCTTTTCGAGCATGATGGTCAGGAACTATCTTTCCCAGTTCCACAGTGAGGAGTCCGTCTTCAAAGCCGACGGATCTAATCTCCGTATCGTCTGTGATCGTCCAGACTCGTTCAAAAGAACGTTGGGCCAGTCCTTTGTGGAGAAATTCTCCAACATCTTTTGATTCTTCTTTTTTGCCCTCGACATATAGTTTTCCAAACTCCGTATAGACTTTGACTTCATCTTTCTTAAATCCCGCAAGGGCGATTTCGAGTCTCGATTCATGATTGTTTAATTGTACTAGATTGTATGGTGGATAGTTTGACGTTTGCGTTGGTGCATTAAAAAATCTGTCTAGGTAGTCATCCATTCCTATTCCATTTTGCCTAATTGCCTTCATCAATTCTGGAAGGTTGGCACTATGATACGTTGCTAGGTTAGTCATTGTTAGCTCCTTGTTAAGCGAGTTTGTGTTTTGTGAACCCTTTCGGCATTCACCACTATTTATAGCATAAACAAGAAAAAAGGGGATGTGGAATCCCCTATAAAATTATTCGGTTTACTTATCAAACCCAACTTCCTCAGTTTCTTCTAGTTCATATTCCCAATCTTCTATAACAGTATTGGCAAATAACTTATCAGACAATTCATCCATCTCTTTCCTTGCTACCTCTTCACTTTCTGCATCAAACCAAAAATCAATAACCTTACCAATCCTCAACAAATGAGGTTCATGATCAGAAGAAACTCTTCTAGTATTTTGCATGACTGCATTACCAGCAGCATCTGATACAGATCTTCTCAAACGTACATGAACAAGTGCTTTAAATCTCATTTTAATTAATAATCAAATTCATCCAGTATATCTAGTGCGTTATTTAATGCCTGTTGTGCTGCCCACCTTTCTTTACTATCCCAATCAGGATACCATACCCTATCATCAATCCCCTTCTTAATCCTATTAAGACGGGATTCCATATCAGTTTTTTTGAGTCTTCCGTTCATATATGTCCTATACAATTTATCGGGCCAAGAACAGGTTAATGGGCAAGCTAATACTGTCATGCTCTTTACCAATTTATTATAACAATATTTATTTTACATGTCTAGATTCTCTTCCTGTTCTGTTAGGAGAGTCACACTATCTGATGTTGGTGTTGCAACACAAGTAAGAGCAAATCCTGCTTCAATTAGATCATCATCCAGAAAAAATTGATCTTCCTGATTCAATGTTCCTTCTAAAATTTTCATGCAACATGAAGAGCAAGAACCTGCACGACATGATGAAGGATGGTCTAAACCTGCTTCCTCAAGGGCATCTAAGATAGTAGTATCCTCATCACACTCAAAGGTATTGACTTCCCCTTCAGGTGTCTTAATAGTAATAGTTGCCATTAGATTTTATACAATTCAATGTATTTATTGAGTTTCTTCTGGTTTTTTCTTCTTTCCAATATTATATTTTGTTTCCAGGATCCAGTCGTTCTTCTCTTTATATGCAAGAACTTTAATCTGATTTAATGGAGCAATGTCAGTAATGTTATCTGCATTAAGAACAGTTATAAGACCCCAATCAGATAGTAACTGGATAATCCTATTACGACGTTGAATATCATTCAAAGTAAGGTTTGCATGTTTACCATCAAGTGCAAACAATTCCTTAAAATGAACAATAAAATACCTCCCTTGCTTATGTAAGATATGGCATGATTGATATATCTTTTTCTCTTTTCTGGATGCTACTCCAATTCTTGTGAGAGTTTCTCTTACTTTTAAGAAGTCATCAGGTTCATTTAATGTGACTTCGATCATTTGGTCAGCTGACCAATTAACCTCAGGCTCGGCAATCATTTTGTTCCTCCAGTTTCAAATTTAGATTTTATAAAATTAAGTTGTTCTTTAGTGAGGATTCGTAGAGCTTGTTTTGCCTTTTCGTTACTATATCCATAATAACGTTTTACCAAGTCAAGATCTTTAATCTCATCTTTGCGAAGCCAAGGAGAGAATCTCTTTCGCTTTCTCACACTATTTAGAAAAAACGAATACTGCATATCATGAGGAAGATGATGATTCAAATTCATCTCATTTGCAAACAAAACTGTGTCCAAATGTCCTGACATACAACGATTAATAACGTATGCAGGATACTTTGCGTCTGGATCTTCTTCATAAAGATTCTTTTTATTTTGGTTGATTGAGTTCAACCAGTCTTTCAATTCAATCATGATGTGGTTTTGGAGTTTTGTTGTAGAGTTCTAGATTTTTTTTATCTAGAGTTCGATTAAAGTTCCAATAATCGAATTTCATATAGAGTTTGTATATTCCAATCAGAGTCCTTTTAACAAACTCTTCAAGAAATATAATCGGAATAATAATGAGATCAAGATTTTTAAATTTCATAGTATTAGGGATAAAGGTATTCCATAAACTTGAAGACACCGTTTTGTAATGGTAGAATATACTCATCGTATTATTTGAATGTCATCATCCTCTGTCCAGAGTTCGACCTTATCTCTGAACCTACCCTCTGCCTTTAACTTATCATATCTCTTACCTGCTTTCTTCTTCCACCACTTAATAATATTCTCAAGATAAAATTTATCCCAATTCTGACCACGAATCAATGTATCTTGTTCACCAAGAAGAACCTCACGAACATTACCATAACCATAATCAGAACTATAAGACCTCTTTCTCTGAGTAAGATTAAATGCCATCTCTATTACTTTATTAAATCTTTTTAGTTCATCTTTATACTCTTCATCCTTTAAAGAATTTCTAATAATAGATATCATCTTTGTCTGTCTCTTCATCTTCTTAGATGAAGCTCTATTCTCAGTTAAAGGTTCATTGTTATTCCACTTAGTAAATTCATCATGAAGACGATGAAATGCTGTGTTATGAAGTAATGGAAGAAACTTACTATCAGTCAATCCCTTATACCTTATAAAAGGTTTCAAACCATCATACTGAGATGCAGATGTAGTAGATCCATAAAGAGAAGTAGTTTCAAAAAAACCAATATCCTTCTGAAAAACATTATTCAAAGTTTCTCGTGCATAATGAAAACACACATCAATGCAAGTAACTTACCTCCAAGAAAATTATACCCAAAAGGTTGTGATGGAACTATCGCAAATCCCATACAAGCATGTCGATTGAATATAGAAAGATCTGGTGCTTTACCTAACCAAATATTTCTAGGTTTAGAATTAATAGTAGGTGAACCAAATCTTATAAACCCTATAATCTTTTTAGTATTCTTTTCAAATACAATCCAACGTAATTCTCTACCAGGTATATTTTTCTCAATAACAGCAGAAGAAGTTGCTGTCAATAAATTAACATAGTATTCTTGTGGAAGAGAATTTTGAAATCTCTCACCAACAAATTTAATTTCAAAATCCATCTCTTCTGGATGGATATCTTCATTAAAGAACTCACTCTTCAATGAATAATCAGGATCTATAGATGAGAAGTTGTTTATCTTACCGATAACTTCCTTCTTTGCATATCTAAGATAGTCCTCAATACTTGAGAAATTCTCAAAGTAATTAATAAATTCATCAGCTGCCCAAATAGCAACGTCAGGTGGAACTTGATTGATAGTCATTATGTAAGTGTGTAGAGTTTTCTACATTGTTGTCAAAAGGGATTGTATATGAATTAACAAAAATCATTCATCTTCATCCTCCTTTTTGGTAAGTTGAGTTCTTATATTTTCCATCATCTCTTGAGCATCAATAAGATTCTCAATGTCTGCTAGAAACGAAGCAATATGCTTACTTATAAAAGGTTTCTCACCACGAGCTGCAAATGCTAATGCATCTCTCAAATGTCCTTGAGCTGCTCTTAGTGATTCCTCTACAGGTTTTGTTAATGTCATTTAAAGTTACACTCCACCATGATTTCGGTTAATGCTGCTAATAGATTTATCTCCTGATCAGCAACGAACGCAGACTGGTACTGGTACTTAGCAATAATAAGGACAGCAGCAGCAACACTAGGACCATCAAGGGTTTCGACAAGAGCATCATAAACACGACGCAAAAGTACCC